ACCTTCTCTGTAATTCCATGGCCGTTCTCGATTTAATGAACCAATCAAATCTGAAATAATTAGAAAAATAAATAAATATGAAAATTCTTATTTTACAAACCGTTTCAGCTTCTCTATTTATAAAAGTAGAATCAAAGTGGTGAGCACAATAGAATGAAATATTTCGGTTTCAGGTCTAAAATGGCCATTTCAATGACTATGTGGCTGTGGCACGGACTACTAAATAAATTCAAATTCCGATCTTAAAATATATTCAGAAAGTAAAAGTTTACTGGGCCAATTAATATTCATATGGCCGATTCATAAGTATTAAAAGGATATTCAGAAAATTTGGAAGAAGACAAGGATTATGTGATCCGATACATTAATTACACAATATACCTCCTACACAATTATCTTGAGAGTTATCATATAATTCCGTGAAAACGCATTAAATCTTAGTTTGAGCAATCCAAAAAATTTAAAAAAATTAATAAATCAAAATCAAGACTAAGTCAGAAAAATTTTAGCTGAAAAAAGACCTCTGGTAGCCCAATTACAGTGGTCTTTGTCTAAAATTGAAACGGCCGCGACACCAGCGCCATCTGTTGTTGCAACGATGAACTAACAAAAATGACGACGTCGAGTACTCCAAGTCACTCTAACGTTTACACTGTATAATAGGTCACCACAATCACCACTCAACATAAATATAAAAAAATGGCCGGTATCAAAGAAAGAAAATCGTATGAACTGTTCACGGCATACTTTAACGAATTCACGATTTTTTTTCACGATTTCTACCTGAATTGGGGAGCGTTTCTAACTGTGGACCGGAGTTCTTCGTACACATTTTCTTTGTCAAATCCTAATTTGTGAAGCATGCAAACAAGGAATCTGTCCTCTTCCTCGGTATAATTTTTTCCCTTATTGGTGCCATAAGCAATTCGTAATTGATGAAAAGGTGCCCTGTATCGTGCAATTTTAGCATCCAGGGCTTTTTTAATCAATGCTCTTCTTTGGATCTTAGTCTCTCCTTTCTCAATTTGTGTCATGATCCTGTCAATATCTTGCAATTCCTGGGACCTTTCCCAGAAAATTGTGGAATACTCCTTGACTTCTTCAGGGGTTTTCCCCTCAACTTCTTTGGAGATTTGATCAATGTCATCTCGGCCATATTTCTCATGAAGTCGAATGAATGTATTGAAATCTCTTTTTGACCAGTTGGTGAAACCTTGAGTCAAAAGATCCTCTTTTTCTTCCTGTTCATCTTCATTCAAATCGTAGGCTTCGTCAATTTTGCGTTGTTCTTCTTTTTGAAGCTTTTTGGCATCAGCTCCGAGATCCGTGTTCAAGGGAACGCGATATCCAACAGTTTGTCGATAAAAGTAGATTTCGTTGTCCAAAAGTTCAAATAACCTGGCGGGGAAAAATTGAAAGTCTTGAACAATGGGTTGTTTGGGGGGCCTGGGGGCCTTGTGGGCTTTGGGTTCATTGGCCCCGGTCCTGAGGGCCTCCCGGAAGTAGGCATCTACGGCGTAATTAGCTTTCCTTTCTCTTTTGGGTGGTGCAATCCAATTCATACCAATGTCTTCCCTTTGTTTCTCTCTGAAATCCTCGCCTTCAAAGTTGTAGACCGAATCTTCTGGTTTAGTATCCAAAGTGAAAGATCTGAGGTTCGATTCTCCCAAAGTGTCCAATTTGTCCTTTTCCTCCATAGATTTCTTTTCACCCCGTTCCAAAAGAGCGTCAATATCAAAATCAACATCTTCGTCTTCTTTCGATGCAAAAATCTTTTTGGCGCCATGTTTAATGATGTTCAACATTTCATCTTTGCCTAAATTTTGTTTTTGTTCGGCTAAACGTCCCTGTTGAATAACCATTCTGTCTAAGCGTAATTTAACGCCGGCCCTTTCAACAATTTTCTCGTCAACTGTGTTTTCAGTCACAAATCGGAACACTCGCACTTGTTTCTTTTGACCGATACGATGAGCTCTGTCCATAGCTTGCAAATCAGCTTGAGGATTCCAATCCGAATCGTAAAGAACGACAATGTCAGCTGTGTACAAATTGATTCCTAGACCTCCAGCCCTTGTTGACAACATGAAAACGAATTTTTCGGAATTGTCTTCGTTATATTCTTGAATTTGACGATCTCGGTCTTCATGAGGGGTTTGACCATCAATTCGGCAGTATTTCCATTTCCGGTACCAACAATAATCCTCAAGAATGTCCAAAATCCTTGTCATTTGCGTGAAAATCAATACTCTGGAACCATCTTCTTTCAATTTTGGAAGAAGTTTGTCCAAAACTCTCATTTTTCCGCAATTGTCAATAATGTGTTCATCAGTGGTGTAGGGTGGTCCGGGCTCGGCCCCGTCAAACAAATAGGGATGGTTGACACATTTTCTCAGCTGCATAAGAATATTTTGCAATCGCATTTTTTCAACTTTGCCAGCTCCATTGACAATATCAATGTCTTTCATGAGAATTTTGGTGTACCATTCCCTTTGCATTTTGGACAAGCCAACGTAGATGTTAGTTTCTTTTTTGGGCAGTAGGGATTTTTCTACATCAGATTTCAAACGACGAAGTAAAAAGGGTTTCAGCACTCCGTGCAAACGGGCTACAAGACTGTCATCACCTAAACAGGTGTTAGTGTTGAACCATTCATCGAAGTCATCAGAGCTAGTAAACACGTCCGGGAGTAAGAAATTCAACAAAGCCCACAGTTCGTGCAAGTTATTTTGCAATGGGGTTCCGGTCAAAAGGAGACGATTCGCCGTTTTGATTTCACGAACAATCAAACTCAACTTTGACTCCTCGTTCTTGATCCTGTGAGCTTCATCGATGACCATGTATTTCCACGAGAATTTCTTGAAAACACTCTTTTCTCTAATCAACATTTCATAGGAAGTGACCACACAATCCCAACCCCCGGGCATCATTGTATCCCGGATGAATTTATTTCGGGTTTCTTGGTCACCAATCAAACAAACTGCCCTCAGGGTTGGACACCATTTTTTGAATTCGTTCATCCAATTGGCCAGGGTTGATTTAGGTACCAGAACCATGTGGGGTCCATTGATATTTTTGAAATGTTTCATAAAACCCAACAAACTGATGGTTTGAAGGGTTTTTCCCAAACCCATCTCATCGGCTAAGATACCATTGATGTTGTTTTCGTACAGAGAAATCATCCAATTGAGACCACGGACTTGGTAATCTCTTAGTTTACCATTCTTGATGTAGGCAGGACTCTCATCAAAAACAACCATGTTCTTTTTTCCCTGGTTCAAATCAGTTAAGAGCTCCTCGTCTTCTTCTTGTTCTGTCATACGATGTCTATGATCCCCTTCCTTTTTGTTAGCCTTCTTTTTTTCCTTTACAGGTTTCATTTTAAGCGGACTTTTGGCCTTTGTTCCACCCATGAAATGTGAAAAGACTTCGGTCTGCTTGAGCAAGAAATCGAATCTTTTGGCCCGGTTATCATCCTGGACAGTGTTGGCTGGCTCCGCCGGGGTATCAGGTGGGGTCGTACTGGACGAATTTGAACCACTTGGGCTGTGACTCATTTTGTCCTTTGTCAATTCTTTGGTAAATTAGAAGATTATCTTTGATGGAAAGATTCAAAACTTTTGTATTTTTCACTTTTTTAAAACTTTTGATCTGTTCTGTTCAGATAGCTTGGCTGGAGAACAGTTTCTCTCAGTTTCCCCATGTACTCTGCGTTGATCCCATGT